AGGTGGATTTACCGCCCATGTTCGGACCGGTGATCACCAGCATGCGGGTGTTGTCGTTCAGGTCGAGATCGTTGGCCACGAACGGCGATGACAGCACCTGTTCAACCACCGGATGACGACCTTGCTCGATGCGCATGCATGGCTCGTCGGTGAAGCGCGGGCGATTCAGATCCAGATTCAGGGCGCGCTCGGCGAGGTTGCTCAGCACATCCAGTTCGGCCAAAGCAGCGGCGGTGTCCTGCAGGGGCGCAAGATGCCCGATCAGGTCTTCCAGCAGCGCCTCGTAGAGCATTTTTTCGCGAGCCAGCGCACGGCTCTTCGCCGACAGCGCCTTGTCTTCGAACTCTTTCAGCTCGGGCGTAATAAAGCGCTCGGCGCCCTTGAGGGTCTGGCGGCGGATGTAGTCAGCCGGCGCCTGCTCGGCCTGCTTGCTCGGCAGTTCGATGAAGTAGCCATGCACACGGTTGTAACCGACCTTGAGATTGGCAAGGCCGGTCCGGGCTTTCTCCCGGGTTTCCAGGTCGATCAGAAACTGACCTGCGTTCTCGCTCAGGGACAGCAATTCGTCGAGTTCTGCGTCGTAACCCGTCTTGAGCACGCCACCGTCACGGATGACGGCGGGCGGGTTATCGATGATGGCTCGTTGCAGCAGGTCGGCCAGTTCGGGGTAAGTGCTGGCACTCTTAGCCAGTTGCTGAATGTGCGGTGCTTCGAGTTCGGTCAGAGCCAGTTGCAACTCCGGCAGGGCACCGAGCGCGTCACGCAGGCGCGCCAGGTCTCGGGGACGAGCGTTGCGCAGGCCGATACGCGCGAGAATCCGCTCGATGTCGCCGATCTCTTTCAACTGTGGCTGCAGATTCTCGAACCGGTAGCGCTCGAGAAAACAGCCGATCGACTCCTGACGAGCCTCCAGCACTTTCAGGTCCCGCAGCGGACGATTGAGCCAGCGGGTGAGCAGGCGTGTCGCCATGGCGGTCTGGCAACGGTCCATGACCGACTGCAGCGTGTTGTCGCGCCCGCCTGCCAGGTTGGTATCGAGTTCCAGATTGCGGCGGCTGGCGCCGTCGAGGATGACCGTGTCGTCCATGCGCTCATGGCGCAGGCTACGCAGGTGCGGCAGGGCGGTGCGCTGGGTTTCCTTGGCGTAGCCTAGCAGGCAACCGGCGGCGCCGATGGCCAGGGTCAGCATCTCGCAGCCGAACCCTTTGAGGTCCTGGGTCGAAAACTGCTGGCACAGGCTTTTATGTGCCGAGTCGCGTTCGAAATCCCAAGGGGCACGGCGACGAGCGCCGCGACGTTTCTCGGCAGGCAGACCTTGCGGCCAATCATCCGGAATCAGCAGCTCAACCGGGTTGATGCGTTCAAGTTCCGCCAGCAGGTTTTCCCAGCCCTTGATTTCCTGAACGGTGAAATTGCCACTGGTGATGTCCAGAACGGCCAGGCCGAACAGACGTTCATCACCCAGTACGGCGGCGATCAGGTTATCGCGACGCTCATCGAGCAGCGCCTCGTCGCTCACGGTGCCTGGGGTAATGATGCGGACCACCTGGCGTTCCACCGGCCCCTTGCTGGTCGCCGGGTCACCGATCTGTTCGCAGATCACCACCGATTCGCCCAGCTTTACCAGTTTGGCCAGATAGCCTTCGGCGGCGTGGTACGGGATGCCGCACATCGGGATGCTCTGCCCGGCCGATTGCCCGCGGGCGGTCAGGGTGATGTCCAGCAACTTGGCCGCCTTCTTCGCGTCTTCGTAGAAGATCTCGTAGAAGTCGCCCATGCGATAGAACATCAACTGGTCTGGATGCTGATTCTTCAGCCTCCAGTATTGCTGCATCATGGGGGTGTGCGAAGAAAGGTCGGAAATTGCTTTATTCATCAGTTACTTAGACGTTTTCTCAAGGAATTGAGGGGCATTATTGGGGCAAAGCGTATGGAACGATGAAGCTGGTATACGAATTCTAGAAAAACGGTCCTGTCATACACGATGATGGCGACGAATCCGAAGACTACCATGACGGAATGCTGAGTGTGCTTTAGCTAGCCATGGGCGAACTGGTCATTGAGGTGGTGAAAAAACGCTCGATTGATGGCGTTATGGTACTACCCTGTGGTCTGATCTAACTGCTATTGTGAGCAAGCTCCTGCGTCTACGCAGCAGGGCTCCGGCCAGGATGAGTCGGTGTTAACTACCCAAATGAATGAGTCAGGCGAAATTATGGCAATGTTACCTTGGCAAATAGAGATTCTGCGATTTTCGTTTTTGAATATGTCATCTGGCATACAAAATCAGGATTTCGGCTGGTCCTCATTAACGTCGAGTGAACCTGAGACCGTCACTGAGAAGCGCGGGCTCGGCATCAGGACAGAAGAGGGTTCGTGGTTGAACGGGCATCTAACTGTTTCTAAACAACATGGCCGTACTGATGTAATTTATTCTGCCGGACAGCAAGAGTCGCCGTTGCCAAACGCCGGAAGCGTCAATGATATCTACGAAATATTTAGGACTTGGTATAAGAGGCTGGGGGTAATAGGGGCCAAACGATTTGGTTTCGGTGGAGTATTGCTCTTGCCAGTTGAAAGTCCTGCTGAGGGTTACAACTATTTAAATAAGTTTCTTCCGTTTGTGACGTTTGAATCAGACATGTCTGATTTCTTTTTGCAAGTAAATCGTAAAAAGGAGTCGCATTATGGTTATAGAGTTAACGAGCTAAGTAAGTGGTCGACTATAACTATTAAGACCATCCAGGTATCTGATGATGGGGTTTCTGAAGAACCGGCTAGCATTCATGCTGTAAGGTTGGAGTTTGATATTAATACTGCTGAAAACTCTGAGGCCGTCGACGCTACTGAAACAGCACATGTGCTTGAGGATCTCGAGGCTAGATCACTATTCGTTATGGCTAATGGTGCTGTATGATAAATCCAGTGATTGTTGAAGACTCTCTCAGGGTTTTTTTTCCGACGTCTGATGATGGCGGGAAAACGCATGTTTCTGGAGCGTCGGTTTCGTTCGCTACAATGAACCATTCGGACACTGTTTCTCATGTTGAAGTTATGAATTTGGTGTCTAGCCATGTTCGCGTACTGGAAGATGTCAACGACGTTAAATCTATGTTTCGTAGATCGTCAATCCATAACGACGTGACCTATTGCGGTGATTATGTTGGGCTTCGTGATCTTGGTTTTTCGAATCCCTCCATCATGGTATCAAGTGGCCGGATAAGGTCCACGCGCGCCACGCTGCTCGACGCCAGGTGGTCTGGTCTGCTTAGGTCAGTCGACGTTGGATTGGACTCTGCTGAAACACAAGCGGAGCTTCATCTTTTCAAGATGAAAACTTTTGAAGCTACGGAGTCTCGTCGTCGAGCTCTAGATTATATGTATGATTTTCTTGAGGACGCTTTTGATCGTCGAGATACGCGTATGATCGACCATATGCTTCTATTAGCGTCCCGAGATCTCATCGGTCACAGCCTGTCGGTTAGTTTTCTAAGGGCTACATCTCGTGCTCGGAAGTACCTTAGTTTCTGGCGTTTCTTTAGTTCCAAAGTTCGACACAGTTTGAGAGATCATCCTCATGCTACTAAACTATTGAAAGGTCTTGATTGATTTAGGTAATGGAAATGCTTGAATTAAGGGAATATTCAGGGGCCATGCTCTCTGTATTGATATCCGGCTGTGAGGAACAGCGGCATGCTGGATTTTTTATTAATGAGGGTGCCGAGCCGGAGCTTATTCACCTAGGTTGGCACCTCCGGCTTTATAATAATACTGAGGCTGAGTATAGGAGTTTGATTGGTGAGTTTTCTGCGTTTGAATGTAGTCACTTGCTTGATGAGCAGGTCGAAGAAGTCGTAAGCTTCGTAAAAACAATCTGGCGTAAAAATCACCGAAAAGTTCCCTACGGTATTGCCTCCGACAACTTTTCTCGCTTCTTCGACGGCGAGGGAGGCGTTGCCAACCGCAATCCAGGCACAGGGTTGACATGTGCAACTTTTTTGATGAGTGTGTTCGCGTCGCAGCTTTATCCCGTCATTGATGAGAAAACATGGAAGTCGCGCGGCTCCGATCGCGAATGGCAGGATAAAGTTCTGGATAAACTTCTTGAGTATGATCCTGAGCTGTCCGATCACGTTAGTGAGCAGCGAAAGTTTGTGGGTAAAGCTTTTCGGTATCGGCCGGAAGAGGTCGTTGCATGCTCGGCGCTTTACGACTACGAGGCTTTCTCCTTCGATCCGGCAGTCCAGATGGGCGAGTTACTTGTTCAGAAACTACGAGAGTCGGGTGTACTCCTTGCTACAAAGCCTGCCGCCGAGGCGTCAGACAGCGACGAGGCAGTATTAGGGGTGGAAAGTATGACAGGCGAAGAAGGGTAACCTCCTTTAAGATTACTCCAAATTCGCTCCAGCTCTACCGGGGACTCGTCCTCCATCCATTTTGCATACACCCCGACCAGCATCGTGAAATCTTTGTGACCCATTTGCTTTGCGATGAATGCAAGATTGCCCCTCGCAGTCAGGCACCAGCATGCGTAGGTGTGCCTGGTCTGATATGGGCGCCGTTGTCGTATGCCTGCTCGGCGCTGAACGGCACCCCATTTCGTGTTCCACGCGGTCGGCGTATACCAGTCATTGATAGTCTCCTTGCGCGCTTGGGTGCTCGGGGAAAGCAGGGGCGTTATCCGGTCTACCCTGCTTTCGTGACGGTTAAGAAAAACATGGATCTTCATTGGCTTCAGCTTTGCAACCAGAGTCATTAGCTGTTTGCAAGCTTCTATCGCGGGTGGCATGAGCAGAACTGTTCGGCTCTTTTCTGTCTTCGGGATTTTGAAGTCGCCGTTGGCTGTAATGGCGCGTGTGACATTGATTACTCCCGCGTCGAGGTCAATGTCCTCCACCGCAAGGGCGCATAGCTCGCCTGGGCGGAGACCGGTATAAACTGCTAGCGTAATCGCGGCTCGGTCTTGGATGTGCAAGCATCCTTTGTTCAACAACAGTTCAAACTCATCTTTAGTCAGGGGGTCAGGATCCTTGACGCTTGATGCGAATCGATTGCACGTTGCTGCAAGCCCTGCCCGAGCATATCCGTTACTTTCGCACCAAGTCATAAAGCCAGCAAAAGTTGCAAGGTAATGGTTGGTCGTTGAAGGTGCTCGATCTGTGATCAATTTGGTGCGCAATATTTGAATGTCCTCCGGCAACAAAATGCTGGCCAACCTATCGGCACCGACCAGCTCAACGCAGATATCTAGGGCTACCTCGTATTTGCTCTCAGTCATCGGAGTCAGATCCACGGCTTTCAACGGTTTGTATCGTTTCACCAGATCCTTCAAGGGCTCGTCCTTACGTGAACTTTTGTTCCCGGCGCTGGCAGAGTCCGGGAAATGCCGCCCGTAATCGAACGTGCCGATTTTTATCTCATGAAGAATCGCCGCCCGTAATTGGGCGGCGTGCTTGATGTTGGATTTCGTAGAAGGAAGGCCAAGCGACTGGCGGTGGCGCTTGCGGCGCCACATGAAAACGATGCGCAGATACCCCCCATGCAGCTCGATACCTTTATGTTTTGCCAGCTCACTATCTAGGCTGCTTGCTGCGGTGCGCTCTCGGCCCACTTGTCGTACTCCGTCATGTTGATGGTAATGCGTCCGTCGGGGGCCTTGCGCCAGATCCGGCCCTGCGCCCAGGTTCCGTTCTTCACCTTGTGGCGGATTGCGTCCTCGCTGTAGCCGGTGAGTTCGGCGGCGCGATTGATGAGTACCCAGCGGGGGAGTGTCATGCTGCCTCCAAAAAGGCTTCGATCACACGTCGCCCGGCAAGTGGAGGGACAGCGTTACCGGTCATGTGCATAGTCAGTTTGTGGTTGGTCGGACGCTTTGTGTCAGAGGGGAACGTCTGAGCCGCCAGTGCTTCATTCGCACTAAGCATCCGCATCTCGTTTCCGCGTACCAGCGCCCAGCGGTCCAGCGTCGTGATCGTTCCTATGGGCCGGTTGATGTCGCGGCCGGTGAGTCCGGAGCCTTTGCCGTAGTAGGGCATGATGAACCGGTCGCCAAAGCGCTTGCGGCCGTTGCGAACTCTGTCGAGAGTGGCTTGGGCGCGGCCTGGCTTATTAATTGGCGACCATTTCCCTGCGTCAAATTCGAGAAAACTGGCTGCAGGGACATGTTGATGTCGATGCAGCTCCAGCATCAGCGGTGCTCGGCTGCGGGTCAGGACCATAAACAGCCGCACTCGGTGTTGCGGCACGCCCAGATCTGCGCAGTCAACGATGTGCGGGGCTGCTTGGTAGCCGAGCGCGTTGATTGCATGCAGCCATGCAGGGTAGAGCACCCAGTCAGTGAACTCGGGTACATTCTCAATGATTGCTGCTGCAGGGCGGTGAAACTCCAGCGCGGAGACTGGTGCCCATGCAGTAGATCGGGATGCGTCATGCTGTGGATTCCCTGCCTGTTTCCCACGCGCGCGGGTGTGTCCTTGGCAGCACGGCGACGCGATCAGCAGATCATGTGCGGGAACCTGTTCCCAGTTCGCTTGGTGCAAGTCCTGGCAGACGTGCTGTGTTCGAGGATGGTTAGCAGCGTGCCATTCAACGGCCACAGGCCAGTGGTTTGCCGCCCACAGGACGTCTACACCAGCGTCACGGGCTCCAGTTGACCAGCCACCGAGCCCGGCAAATAGATCGATGGCAGTAGTCATGCCGCCCGCCCGCGATGCGCTGTCTGCATCAGATCCATCAGGCGACGGAAGTAATGAAAGCTTGCTTCCTCTGCCTTCCGCGGCATCACTTGTGCGGCGTACGTCGGGATGCCGATCAGGCAGTTCCACTCACCCTGCTGGTTGGGCATGAGGTCACGGCGCTCAGTCGCCAGTGCGACTAGGTCTGCGCGCTTCACGCTAGCTGGCAGGATCGGATCGAGCAGAAAGCGTTCGCAGATGGCGAGCCAGATGCGGTGTTCGATCTCGCGATATTCGGGCAGCAGATCCTTGAGCGGACGCACCATGTCGCCGACATACGCTTCGGTTGCGTCGTGGAGCAGGGCGGCCAGCTGGTCGCCAGCGGGTACTAGGTCTGCGACGAAGCAGCTGTGCTGGGCCACGCTGTAATGCGTGACGCAGTGGCCGTTGAATCGACACAGGCGAGCGAGTGCGTGCGCCAGATCTTGCGGGCTGACCATTGCTGCTGTCGGTTCAAGAAGGTCGAATCGCCGTCCGGTGTAGGTCAGAATCCAGCTCATGCCGCCTTCTCCTGTTCAGCTGTGCCGCTGCCGTCTTCGCCTCGATCGCGAATACGTTTCGCGATTTTGTTCAGGTCGTTGAGGTGCTGAGTTGCCTGTGCTCGATATTTCTCTGTGTGAGGGATGGCGCGCCAGGTCTTGTGGGCTACGTGCAATGTGTTGGAGATTTCCAGCAGCGTATGCAGGTCGGCCATTTGCAGGGCGTTGTGTTCGCTCCCGCGCTCGGCGCGGCCTTCGATGCGGCCTTCGATGCGGCCAGCGGCTTTGCCTTCTGCGAATTGATACAGACGGTCTCTGGTGACGGCTTTGACGCCGATCCGGAACAGGCTGTAGATCAGTGCCGTGACGAGTGCCAAAACTAAAAAGTGGATGGGTTGCATTTGCTGTGCTTCCTTTGCTGATGTCGTGAGTTTTCAGGCGGCTTTGCTGCTTTGGTCATCGAGGTAGTTGGCCAAGTCGTGTAGGTAAACCACCGCCTGACCCTTGCTCGAACCACCCAGGCGAGTAACCTTTAGCCGGATGGCTCCGGCGCTGATCTTGCGCAGCAGGTAGCGGTCGCTTGTGATGTGCGAGAAGTACCGCTCTCGCACGGCGGACAACGTTGGGCAAGGCGTCGCGAACTCGGCTCGCAACTGGGTCAGGGTCGTGCTCACTTGTTTTCCCCCGCCACCTTTGCTGGAGGCAGCAGCTGCAAGCGGATCAGCTCGGCGAGACCTTTGGGCGAATGACCTGTAGCGGTCGCAAGCAGCCTGCCGCGTTCGTCCGCGACGACGGCGCCGTAGGGACGCTCCGGGCTATTGGTTGGGGTGACATAAGCCATCTGACCCTCCTGCACGACTGCATCGACCAGGCGAAACACGTCGGCGAGTTCGACCGTTACTGGTGGGAACCCCTCCAGCATTGCCAGCGCTTCGGTGGTTGCGCCGATCAGCGTCGCCCGGCTGATGACGGTGGGGTGGTTCAAGAACATTGGGACCAGTTTCAGGGCACCAACGGCGTGTGTGATCGCGGTCTGATTCATGCTGCTGCATCCTTGTTGATCTTGGTAACGGTGACCCCGAGCTTCTTTGCCAGCCATTCCACGCCTAGCTCTTTCACCATCACGACGGCGTAATGGCGGTAGTTGTTGAGCTTCGGGTTCCAAGTGCTGCGAGTGTCGGAGTACAGGTAGCCGCGGTCCCTGTGATGGCTTGCCAGATCGCCGTCCTTGGTCAGGATGTGTAGATCTCGCAGCTTGGCCCGGAAGGCTCGCGGCTTGATGCCAAGTACGGCTGCGGTCTCCTCGAGAGTTCTGTTCATGGCAGATGCTCAGGCTGCTGACCGAGTGCGCCGAGCGTCCAGCGCATGCAGGATCGATTCGGCCTGGCGATGCAGGCTTGCCAGATCGCCGTCGTTAACCAGCACCAAGTCATCTTTGTGAAGCGACACACCTGCCTCACTGAGATGAGGGTTAACTTTCGGCGCGTCAAAGCGCTGGAGATGCACGACCACGCCGCCACGCTTGCGGACAAAGTCCGCCTCATTCTCAAAGCGCAGGTCGCTGATCACGAAACTTGGTGCGGGCCACGATGCGTTGGCGAGAGCATCAAGGCGCTGCTCGGCCAGATCGACCCACAGATTCGCGCTGATCATGTAGCGGCCCCACTCGGTGCCGAGCAGCTGCATCAGCTGTCGAGGAGAGCGACCCAGCCAAGCGATAGGTTCTTCCTTTGCGGTGCCTTCAAAGTCTTCTGGCGACAGCTGGAAGATCGCCATCAGTGCGTCGCGTAGCGGATCAGCAAAGGCGTAGCACTCGAAGCCGTGTTCGAGCACGAGATGATGCGCCGTGGTGCTTTTGCCCGTCCGGGCGGGGCCAGTGAGGCCGATGAGAAGTTGGCTCATGCTGCATCACCTCCCCATGGCGTCGAGTCCTCAGCCTGATTCAACTGGGCGTGACGCTGTTTCGGGGTAGTGATGATCAGCAGGCCTGTGCGGCGCTGGATAGCTTCAATCGAAGCTCTGGATGTGGCGGCTGCCGGGTGCAAGTACACCGGGCAGCTT